CACGATGTCGGGGGTACCGGTCATGACCATGGTCGCCAGGTAGAAGGCGCCCATGGGGGTGATGCTTTTATTCAAGACGTACTCGTCCACCGACTGGGACTCGTCCACGAAGATGATGTGGTAGGACTTCGACTCGATCTTGGCCCTGGGGTTGGCCGTCTGCATGGCACAGAAGCTCTGGCACTTCTTGAGCCGCACCTTCCGCGATCCTGGGCGCACCTGATCATCGATCTCTGGATCTTCCAGCATCTCCAGGGCACGCTCAGACGTCAGACGGTCCACCACCCGGCCAAATAATGTCTCGACTTGTTGCTCGACTGGCGCAAAACAGCCAACCATTACCCCCTTGATGAACTTCTGTAAAGGCTCAAACTCCGGGAAGAGTTGAGCCAATCGCGGCAGGAGGATCATGAGACTGGCGGCGACGTTCGCCACCACCTCCGTCTTGCCACTCTGTCGAGACAGTTCTCCGGTGATCGTGGCTCCGTCCCCCGAGATCACCGACTCGATGATCCGGCGCCCCAACGCGGCCTGGTAGGGGAACATCTCCACCCCGGAGAACATGATGGTGAACTCCCACACCTTGTCTACCAGGCGGTCTACGAACTGCTGGGAGCTAGGATCCAGCGGCTCCGGAGCGTACTGGGAGAAATCCTCAGAGAGTTCGTCGTCATCATGGCGCCCTTCCTCCAGGTCATCGTCACCCAGGGCGGGATCATCGACGTAGGTCATAGCTGCTGAAGAAAATCAGGTGAGGTTCTCATGGCGAAGGGGTGTAGGATTTTCCTTCCGGCCCTCAGTGAGGGCAAGGCGGTCACAGGCGGTCACAGGTGGCGCTGTGGAGTAACACATGCCCGTGCTCCATTTGGCTTGTAACCCGAAGTGGGTTAGCTCTCACTTGTACTAAATCAAACCTCCGGAGAAGATCGGATTCGGGCTTGACACCACGCTAGCGGGGTGCCAGTGTGGCCGGTTACCGCCGCAGCAGGAAGGCGACGGCTGGAACAACATAGGAGAGTAAAGATGGAAAAAGGCTTGGATCCTCCATGCCTGGAACTGGGTGACGACCCCGAGCACGGGCTTCTGACCTGGCTGAGCGTGAAGGCTAAGGACGGAGTCGTACCATTCCGACCGGACAAGGTGTCCTTCCGGGTGGGGCGAGAAGTCGGAGTGTTCAGACAGGCCCCCTTTACCACCCTGGTCGATGACGGCTGGATCGAGAAGGAGCACCACGGAGAAAGTTTCCGTTGGAAAGTCCTGGTCGCATGCTTTTGCGGGAGAGATTTTCGTCCCCCGCCGCTTGCGGCGCTCGCGAGCGGAGTTAGCATAAGCGCGGAGCGCGTTGGTAACGGAGCGAGCGGTCATGGATCAGGTGACTCCGGTTATGAAGCTCTAGTTGGGGTTAAGTCGAGGTCTATCCAAAAACCAGTCAGGCCCTGCACCGCACTTGCCAGGGATGTCTTCCCCCAGTTGTTGCGAGATGCGGGCATCGTGAATCTTGACAACGACACTCCTGGACTGGCGAGTCACCTGACCCGGTGGAAGCGGGAAGACGGGGTCAGCATCAACGACATCCGCTCGATGATGACTGAGTTCGTACGTCACCCTGAATGGTGTCAACGAGCCAGGGTTGCGCCCTGGCAAGTGTTTGTCCGCAAACGCCAGGAGTTGATCAACCTCACTATCTCGCGTAGACGCCGCGATCCCAGCCTCTACTGGCAAGAGTCAGAAAACCCGGTCACCTTCCGCGTACAGCGGGATCCCAGCTTCTACTGGACATGACTCATCGCACCCCGTTGTGGGTCCGGGGTGAGGCCACCCCGGACTTCATGGATGACTCCAGGCGGGCTTGCATCACTCCGACCGGTAGGCCCAACGATCTCTACTTCGATGACACCCTGGAGGCCCTGGCTGCCACCCAGGCCATCTGCGTCACCTGTCCCCTGTTCCAGGACTGCACGAGGTGGACCTTGGCGAACTATCCGGATCTGCCCTATGGCATTTTCGCCGGTCTGAACGAACACGTCAGGACCAGGATCAACGCCGGGACCGAGCAGTACTACGACTGGCGCCAGGACTGGAACAGGCGGTACTACAGCGGGCGCATGGCTCAGGCGACATGGAAACGATTACGCCGCAGTGGGAACAGTAAGCGTCATCAGAGCAAGGCCACTGTGCCACCTTGTCCTTACTGTGAACAGACCGAGCATGTCTGTCACAACGGGCGCAGCGTCAACGCTACGCGCCCAGACCGGCAGCGTTACCGCTGCACCACCTGCAAGAGAAACTTCCTAGGAGAGGAACTATGAACCTATTTCCTGGCTATGCCGACAAGACCTTGGAGGAGTTCCAGACCTTGACTCCCTCCCATGAGGAGGCCCTCCGAAGAATCCAGGCATACACGTCCAACCTGATCGAGATGCGGAAGGCAGGATACGGTCTCACCATTCTGGGGCCTCAGGGCGTCGGTAAGACCCATCTGGCACAGATGGTGCTAAAGCAGGCCAAGGAAACGGTCTACAAAAAATATATCGCGAGTGAGTCTTTCACCCTGGAGAAGAAATACACCGTCGAGTCCATCGAAGCCGAGACTTATATCAGCCTGCATCAGAAGTTGATGGATATGGACAAGCGCGAGGACTACGAGGAGTACGGGGAGGTGCGTCAAGCGATTCGCCAGTTAGAAACCGCTCACTTTGTCCTCTTCGATGACGTTGGCCGTGAACACAACGGGAGTAGCGATTGGACGGCCCATCTGCTGTACAACATCGTGAAGTTCCGCTACCACCGCAGTAGGCCGTTCCTCATCACCAGCAACCTGCCACTGGAAGCATTAGCTGAGCGTTACACAAAGAGCTTCACCAGCGTGCTACACGAGAAGACCGACGTCATCACGATCACGGGCGAGGACTTCCGATGCGGAAGGGGCAACTAGGCACCGAAGCCGAACGACGCGTGATCTTCATCTGGGAGGGAGCGGTGGCCTCCCTCCCGGATTACGCAGTGGTCAAGGGCCTGGAATACTCCAAGCGCCATCTACACCTGTGGGACCAAGCCGTGGACTACTGGCAGATTCACCGTTGGGCCTTGAACCTCATGTGGTCACTGCTGGTCCGCACCGACTATCGCATCGACATGTGTGTCACCGCCCGCCCGGTGGAGTTCGCCAAAGCCGTGGCTCGTAAGTGTGAACAGGAGAACTGGCCGGTGCGGTACGTGTTCGCTCAGTCGGCACCCAACCTGGGACGCCAACTGGCCTCCATGGCCGACGTCGAGCGGGTGTACTACGGACTGGCAGAGCAGCAGTTCGCCTACGGCCCACACGGTTTCTTCATCAGCCCTGACGTACCCCTAACCGTGTCCTGATGCCCGACATCCAGTGGGAGACCATCTCGCGCACTATCAAGGACCGGGCTTTCCAGGCCCTGGCTGAGGCCCGCATCACCAACGAGTATTTCAGCGAAGACAACCTCCAGGTCTTTGAATGGATGCGACAGCATTGGTCCAAGTACGGCGAGTCACCCAGCGAGCAGGCGTACTACCGGGAGTTCCCGGCTGACCAACTGGTGGACACCCCCGAGCCGATGACCTACTACATCGATGAGCTACGGGAGTCGTACCGCTACATCCGCATCATCTCGATGCTGGACACCCTCAAGGAGCCACTCGACAACCATGACACCGCCATCGTGCTCAAGCTGATGGCCGGGAGCCTGGAGGCGATCCACACCGATGTAGTTGAGCTACTGGACGAAGATTTAACCCAAACCTTGGAGGAGACATTGGAGTACCACGATTCTCTTGCCACCCAGAAGGGACTCCTGGGCCTACCCACTGGCTTCGCCTCGATGGACCGGGCCACCGGGGGCCTACAGCGGGGGCAGTTGGTAACTCTCGTTGGTCTCCAGAAGGTCAAGAAGTCCATGCTGTTGATGTGCATGAACATCGCCGCCCACCGGGCCGGTGCCCGCACTATCTTCGCCAGCTTTGAGATGAGCAACATCGAGCAGAAGACCAGACACAACGCTCTGCGGTCCAACATCAGCCTGACCCGGCTCCAGCGTGGCGAACACACCCCGGACGAGCGCAAGCGACTGGTCCGAATGATGCACGAACTGGATGGCATGCAACCTCTGGTGCTCGTCCATGATCCAGCGGGGACCACCACCGTGTCGGCTATCGCCGCGAAAATAGCTCTGCACCATCCTGATGTGGTTTTCATCGACGGCACTTACATGCTGGATGCGGAGGACGTGAAGGCTGACCAAGGTAGCCCCCAGGCCCTGACATCCATCACCCGCTCCCTCAAGCGACTGGCTCAGCGGGCCGACATCCCCATCGTCCAGACGACGCAGGCCCTCACCTGGAAGTCCAAGAGGGGCTTGACCCTGGACTCGATAGGATATTCCTCAAGTTTCGCCCAGGACAGTGACGTGGTTTTTGGTGTCGAGGAGGTGAAGGAGCAGGACGGCAAGGTAAGCAACCGGGAGCTATTACTGCGGATCATTG